ATTTCTTTGTCAAGTTCTCTATGTTTAAGATATAGTTCTTCTAAATGAGCAATTAGCTTATGATGCTTCTCTGTTAAGTTGATCATCTTCTAGTTCCTCTAGCTTGTGTTCTTGTTCTTCTGTAAATTCTCCATCAAGATGATCTTCAACTGGAGTTTCTACTTCAAACAATTGATCAAAGAATGTACTTGCGTTAACAGTCTTTTTACCAATAGCACCGCGAGTACCTGGAATCGCCATCCAAAATTTAGAATGATTATCTATAATTTTGTAAGCAGCTTCTCTAGTTGGTGCTGAAAAGATTTCTTCTACAACATCTCTAAAGAAAAGTCTATCAAACTTTTCTTGCACCAGCATTGCTGGAACAACGCCTGCATCATACTGTCTGTTAGCTTCTTGTACCGCATTAACATGGCTCCAAACATTATGACCCATTTGAATAGCGTAACTAAAACTATCCCAACTAGTACGGCCTTCTTTACCAATCTTATTCAAATCGCCTGGCTTATAAATGCATACATCGCTAACTTTCATCTCCGCTGTAATAGGACTGTCTTCAAAATTCTTAAAGATTCTATCCTGTAATACGGCTTGCCTAAATGTTCTAGGATCGGTAGCATACTTCTTATCGTCAATACTTGGCACCATTCTATAGGTCCATTTGCCTCTATCAGGTGTTTCATTCTGAATGTAGATCTGTCCATTAGCAGTTGCCAAGAACGGACTAGCACAATCAAATGTAAGCATCATAGTAGGGTTATAATATTTACGAATAGCACGTTGTACGTCAGTGAGCAAACATGCCCACTCTAGCTTGCTTGTACCTAGGAAGTGCATTACATCGTGTACACCGCTTTGTAGTAGCCCATCAAAGTGCAATGCCACGATGCGCTTTAGTACTAGATGTACGTCACACATATTCTGACCACCCATTGCCCAACCGTTGAAATGACGATCAGGATAAATGGTTGGATCACAGTAGTCTTTCATCTGCTGATACCAATCTTCTGCATCAGCGTGATTCTCACCTTGTAGAACATTTAAGAACTTACATGCACCTGTGCGATGCTTCATCCAATAGTCGTTATTAATACGTGTAGCTTTAACTGCTTCTTCGTATGTACTAATGCCTGTAGCTTTTGCACCTTCAGGACTACGAGCAACCCAAGCTGGAATATCTAAGATCATTCCATAGTCCATATAAGCATCCATCCAACGAAGAACACCATCTCGTTTCTTTTGTGCTTTAGGACAGTTAAGATCCTTCCAGTCACCTTCCCATACGCCCTTACCAATTTGGAAGCCACCTGAATCGCCCAGCAACCAAGTGTTAGCACGATCTCTATTACGAACCATATCTTCTTTAGGTACAATTTTAGTTGTATCTAAATCGGCGTGTCCTGCTGAGTAGAGTGTCCACTTGTAAGTAAACGCTCCTTCTTGAGCATTAAGGTAATTGAGACTTTCAACACCGTGCTGAAAATTAGCAGGGATACGAGCATCTTCAATATACGGACCTTTAACAGGATCAGGAAAGCGTTGTTTACCTACATAAGTTGCATAGAATCCACTTAGTGCAGGCAAGAAGTGTGCATAATCATTTTGAGTTGCTGTTAGATTTTTATTCATTAATTAATTTACCAAATGCTGTACTAATACCATGCAGCTTAACCAAGCCCACATTGTATTAAATGCTACTAGTGTTGGCAACAACTTTTTATTACTAGCCCAAATAAGGGTTAAGCTAGTAAACAACGTAAGCCAATAAAATTCCCAAACGTTAATACCAAAGATAAGTCCTGGAATGATAATAACGGCCTTAGCAGTCCAACTAGCGGCTTCTACTTTATTATAAAAGTGTGCCCAGTAGTCTTTCCTAAACCACATGCTATAACATTCTTTAATCTTATCCCAGCCTGTTTGACGATATGTAACTATCAGTAATACAAACCACACACTAGTGGCCCAAATAATTTGTTCTAATGTCATACTACTTTACCCCATTTAATTTTTAACCATGTTCGTTCTAAGACATATTGCCACACAGCTAATACAATATGAATAGCTACTGCTTCACCTAATCCTGTCCATAGGGCAGTAATAAGCAAAGCAGTAAATCTATATGATAATGTGCGAACAATAGTTCGCTTATGCGTTTCCATTACTTACTCTGTGCAGGCAAAATATAATCGTATTTGGCCATACCGCTGTCTACAGAAATCTGCATAGCACCTTGATCTGAAATGCTCATAGTAGCTTCACCGTCAAGTCCTAAGATAGCCTGTACCTGACTCACTGGCCAACTCCATGAGTGCTTGAGTGAACCACTGATTGCATTTTGGAATACAAACTTACCAGCGTGGGTGCTTGCATCACCAAAGTAAAATACTAGGTCAGTAACGCCACCTGTAACTTCAGTTTTAACAGTGAAGATTGGCTCTTCGCTGTGTGCAGTACTCATCAACTTCATTCGTTGGATAGCTGCCATGCTGGGCTTAAATTGAACTTCCCAGCTTGCACCCTTGAACTTAACAGTCTTGAGCTTTTCATCAATGATTGCCTTGTTCATAAAACGATAATCGTTTTCAAAGTCGCCTGCTGCATTTTCAAAGTGAATATGTGTAGGAATGTCTTCGCCATTGCGATTAGCAATTACTACACTGATCTTCGCCATTTCCTTGTACTCAGGATTCTTAAGGTGTAGCGACAACTTGTCTAAGTTGGGCATACCAAAAGTACCTGCGAACTCTGATACAGGGCTATGCGTCGTAGCTGTCATAATTACTGAACGGTCTTCTGCCATTGAATCAATAGTTGTTGAAGCCTCTGCTGTTACTTTAATCAGTGATAGGAAGCCTAGTGAGTGGGTATGAGCCACGATGTCTTGTAAAATATCTTTCATATGTTTTCTCCAGTTATGTATTGTAGTATAACGCCTTTATTGTGTGTTGTCAAGAAGTTTTCTACGGTATATTTAGGTTTAAAGCCTAATTCTTTTAAAATTTTTGTATCTGCTTGTGTGCGACTGCGTTCGTGTGGTGTATACTCCTTTATATTTAGGTTTGGAGCAATACTTGGAATATAAATGCTGGAACCAGTTCCAACATCTGCTACACCTTTTAAATTTGTACTAATTGCTAATAGTTCAATAGCAGTACACGCATCTTCTAAATGTATAAAATCTCTATAGTGATTAGTAGCATACTCTAGTGTTCCATTTAATAATTTGTCAAAGAACATATCTTTGCGAGGAACATCACTGTATACAGTATGCAATCTCAATCCTAAACAATTAGGATGGCTATCAGCAGCATACTCAACTATACATTTACTAGCAGCATATGGATTTAAATGCGGCTCGTATGCACTACTTGAACTAGCATACACAACTCTTGTGTCTTTAAATATGTCAAAGATCCTACGACTACCTTCTACATTAGTATACCAATAGGCACTGGGGTTCTTAAGACTCTGACGAACACCGCTCTTTCCTGCCAAGTGTATCACGAGATCTACTTCATAATCTAAATTACAGGTCAGTATGTCTTGTCCAGAAACAAGGTCAATACCATATACCTTATGGTTCTTCTTTAATACTTCCTCTAATCTAGACCCTATAAATCCTTTATTACCAGTTAACAGTATACGCATATCATTTCCTAATTAGATTATTATATTCAACTGCGTTTTTAATAATACTGAGGTCTACACCTTCAAGTTCTGCTGTGTGTAATAATGCAGCTACATCTTTAGGAAAACAATGTCCGCCCCAACCTCGTGTAGCAGTTACTTCTGTATGACTATGTCCTATGCGAGGATCTATACTAATTCCGTGTGCAACACGTTCATAATCAATTCCAAATGCACTGCACATATCATATACTTGATTAAAGAAACTTACTTTAGTTGCTAAAAAGGCATTGCGGAAATATTTTGTTAGTATTAATTCTTCAGCACTTGAATGAACACTAATAACATTTGGGAAAACTTCTTTGAATAACTTTTCCCAAAATATAATACCGTCTCCACCATAGTGTATATATTTTGTATTTTTAAAATCGGTCTCAGCAGTTTCTGCTCTAAGAAATTCAGGACTAAATGTTAGATTATGTTTAGGGAACTGTTCTTTTAAAAATAACCAACCTTCTAAACTAATTGTGCTTTTAATAAGAACAGGAGTTGTTGTATCAGTATTGCTTATTACTTCGTATACATGATTGATATTGCATGCACCTGAATTATGCTTAGGCGTTGATACACAAACAATAACAGCATCTGTAGGTTCACTGTATATCTTAGCACTGCTAATTTTAGGATCAACAATAATTATTTCATGATAAGGTTTAAGAACAGATGCATGTGCTTTGCCTACAAACCCATATCCAGCTATAGTAATTTTCATTTTAATGGAATTTGAACCTTTAGTAAACGCACAGCATCTTGTAGTTCGTCTTCTAACATTGTTATTCTTACTTCTGTAGTAACTTGCTTGTCGATAAGGATCGAAATATCTTTTTCTAAAGCAATTACTTTCTTTTCTAAAATTCTTATATCTGCGCGGCAGTCATCAATCATTATTTTGTTTTTCCTATAATTGAACTAATCCATGCTTTATGATCAACAGCATATTTTTCACTATTTTTTCTAACTTCATTTATTGCATTAACACAATTGCCGGTATGATTATATAGATATCGCTTTTGTAAATAATTTTTTATGTTTTCTTTATTTTTATACATACCGTATGTATACGCAATACAATTAAAATCTATTGCATCAAACATGGAATGTTTATCTACGATATATTCATTTGACAGATAATCGTTGTTAATTACTTCATCTAGTTCTAATATCTCTTGTGGCGTATTGTTGCTCATATACTTCCAAAATTCTGAATCTTGTCTACCTGTGTGATAGAAGAATCTTATATACATATATGAGTTTTTGTATATTTGATCTAATCGGATATTATAGTTTTTACGAACATACGCTAAATTACTACCACTAAATAGTCTAGTTATACTATCAATCTGAGAAAACGTATGATGTATGTTAGTTGCTTCAAGCGGTTCCAAGAAACCGCTTGATAGCCCAATTGCGACACAGTTTCCTACCCATTGTTCGTTATAGTAACCGCTTGTAAATTTAATTATTCGATCGCTAGTCAGTTCAACATTATATGTTTTTAGTAACCAAGCATTAAACTCTTGTTTAGCTTCTTCGTCTGATGTAAATTGACTGCTATAAACATAGCCAGTACCGTGTCTATTAGACAGTGGCACATCAAATATCCATCCGTTCTTAGTAGCTTCCGCTGTAGTACAGATTGGTAACGTATCAAAATCTTTAAATAACGGATTAGGAATAGTTCTATCAGTAGGTAGTATAGCTGTGCAATCATTCCATTTAACATCTAAATGTTTGAATAATACTCTTTCTAACCCGGATGCATCTATAAATAAATCAGCAGTTAGCTCTTCTCCGCTCTTTAGTTTAATTGATACAATTTCTCTATTTTCAACTTTTACTTTTTCAACAATTCCGTCAATAATATGTATAGCATGTCTAAACTTATTTTCAATATATCTACCTAATAGCTTTGCATCAACATGCAGTGCATGTCGAAATGATAAATTATCATGTGACGGAATCATATTATTATCAATAAAGAATTTATTATAAAAATATCCGTTATTAACACTATCATTAGCAATTTCGTATGCAGTTATAGCATCGTAATGTTGAAACACAGGATCAACTAATGATATTAATTCGTTTTGTGGAAAGCTATGAAACCCTATACTTCCTTCGTGTGTCCAGTTGGTAAATTTAAGCCCTAATTTAATTGTTGCATTGCAATTTTGAATTAACTCTTGAGTTGACACGCCAACTGTTCTTAGATAGTTATCAAATATTGGTGTCAAACTTTCACCTACTCCGATACCAGGTCGTTGATGGTCATATACTAGAGTAATATCAGCCAGTTCGCCCCAATAGGATTTAAAATAAGTTGCAGCCATTACTCCAGCTGTTCCGCCGCCGACTACTACAATTTTCATCGCATTCTTTCTGCTAATTCTTTTAGCATTGCAATCAATTCTTCAATGGTATCTAAATCTGATTGTTCTGCTGTATCAATTTCTACTTCAACTTTAATTTTCATTTTATTCTCCAAAATCAAACAAACTAGAAAACGTGTTGTGCTGTTTAGTATCTTCTAGATCATAATTTAGCACACCAATCAAGTTATCTAACTTGTTATCAATAATTGTTTCTTCCATAGCACTATCATCAAATGGAAGTTCTTTAAACCATTCAGGCATGCGTAGTTCATCTGTTGGATAAGCTACACTAGTAAAGCCCAATGGGTTTTGCTTTAATTTGCAAACAATAACTTTCATACCGTCAACAATCTCTTGCGAGTACTTGTCTCCGTTCATGCGTTTAAGTGTATTCCAGTTAATACTTGCTCTAACGTGTCCAGGCATGTTTGCTTTACCTGATTTTTCTTCAAGGCGTCGATAATGACCGACCTTGTTAGCACGTTTAGGTGAACCTTTTTCATATCCAGGTCTATCCTTAAACGCACGTCTAAAGTCTCTAATACGATCTACTACATCTTTTTCTTCTGCGTCAGTTAACACCATTAGCAGTAGCTCACTCAAAAACTCTTGCATAAACACGGGTGTATCACTTCTACGCAGGTCTAAGCCCATTGCCTTTACTTTACCAGGCTTGCCATCTACGTCACTGCGGAAACCTTCTGTGTCATATACTAGTGCTGCATAACGCTTCTTAGTGATAAACAATCCGCTCTGTGCAACAATTTCTCGTCCAGCAGCAATAACATCTGCACGACTCTTTGGACAGTGAAATGCTTTGCTCATAAAATCAATAAAGGTTGCATTGGCTGCATCTGCTACTTGATCATAGAGCGTGATAACATTCTCTTTAGTCCAAGGAATATTACCCGCATCAATGTCTTTCTTTAGTGTTGGGTATGCACTAAAGTATACAGAGTCAGTGTCACCATAGATAACTGACTCGCCGGTGTGATCATATACACCTGTGATAACTTTGTTAACTTCTGCACTCATATGCTTAACAATAGTACGACCACTTAGCGTAGTAGACTGCCCGATCCGCTTATCGAAAAAACGACAACCAGGATTAAGGATTGCACCATAAAGACTATTAAGATTAATCTTTTTAACCAATTGACGCTTATCCCAGTATTCGATTTCTGCTTTGTTTCCTGCATCTTTTGCTTTCTTTAACATCTTCTGCAAATCTTTACGCTCGCTATACCAACGCTTTAGAATACCTGGAATAACACCTTCGAATTCTTGTGTGAAGATTGTGCCGTTACTACTAAACATCCAAGGCTGATTGCTGTCAAAGATTAATTTATAAATCTCTGCACCGCTCAGTATTTCAGTTTGACCGTTTTCAAAATCTATAGTCAGCGCAACATCCTTACGCTTTTCCATTACAGCATCGTATTCAAGACTTGCAAATCGACCTTCCCATGCCCCTGCAAAACTTTTCTTTTCTAAATGCACAGCATTATGTACCATTGCATCAGTTAGTGTGGGACGTATCTGTCCAACAATAGTTTCTGGAGCCATATTAAGCGCACGAATTACTGACGGATATAGTGAGTTCAAATCCATTGATCCAATCCACTTGTGCAAGCCTTTTTTAGGAAATGCAACATATGCACCAGCTGCTTGCGTATTTTCATCGTCACTTTGTTTAGGACGATTAGGAACCTGCAGACCTCTGTGATGTGCCTCATTAATAATTGCCTGCTCAGTAACAGCAACAGCGCCCATAGTAGTTTGCAACAGCACAGTATTAGCGTGAGCAAGTTCATTACTCAAGTTAATAAAACGCAACTTCTTATCTAACTTATCTAAAAGCGCAGTATCTTGAATGTTATACTCAATAAACTTGCGGAAATCTTTATTGTATAGTTGATCAAGCGTACCTTCGTATGCTGTCTTGTTCTCACCAATTTCAATCTCACCAATAGCATCTAGTCGATAACTGTGACGTTCTTCATAGGTATACTTGCGATACAGGTTCAAACTGTCTAGGTGTACACGACCTACTAAATCAAACGTTTCACTAGTCTTGCCAAACTTTTCATATTCACGTTTCTTAGGTAACTGTCCCCACAAGCAAAAACGTCTTGTGTCGTCCTTACTTAGTACACGAGCTACACGATTAACAGTATACGGAATATCATAACCTTCGCTGTTCCAGCCACTTAAGATGTCAGCATCTTCAATGAGTGTTAAGAACGTGTCCAGCATGTCCTTTTCTTTTTCAAACAACATTACATTAGGAATATCTTTAAGCAGCTCAGTTGCAGCTTCCATAGTAAGTGTCTTTGGAGGTACCGCTAAACAGATCATAGTCTCAAGCCATTGCATATACACTGAGATAGATGTGATGCCCATAAAAGGATCACTAGGATCCGCAAAGCCTCTTTCCGGATCAAAGTCCGTCTCAATATCAAAAAATGCAATGTTTAGTTTAGGTGCATCTTGATTAAGATAATTTTCACTTAAACATTGAAAGATAGGATTGATGTCGCTTTCATACAACTTTTTGCTGCTGTTAATTGCAAGCTCTTTGCGAAAGTCTTTTGTATTTTTAGAAACAATACGACTAAGAGGTGCTCCATACACACTCTTGTATTTGCCTTTAGGGTCTTCATAATAGAACGTGTACTTTATTGGAAATTCATTGAATTTCCTTTTTCCATCTTCACGCTCTACAACTCTGATACTATCAGAGTCTCTATCAAAAATAGCGTCTACGTAACTCAATTATTATTCTCCTGTTGCTTGTGGCCAACTTAACCATTCTACATACCTGCAATACTGCCTAGGCGTAATGTACTTAGTAAGCACATTATATTATAATATAATTTATGAAAGTAAGTTTTTGTTAATTATCTTCATAATCCTCTTGTTGTACCTTGCCTTTAAAAATGCATTATATCCTTCTATTAGCTTTACTGGAACAAGAGGATTTTTCTTGTTTAATTTAAATGCTAATATATTTTCACTAATATTATCTAATTGATCAGCATCAAATCTAACCAAGTTGATCTTTTCTTCTGTGTTAAACTTTAAATAAAATAATGCATCATCAGTTGTAAAACTAATCCTACGCTTATTTTGTCTTAGCTTAAATGCGGGTTTAACAACCCTAAACCAACTATTAATGTTAAAAGTTGCACTCAACCCCATGCAACTTTCTACAAATTCACTTTGTTCGTAGTATGGTGGTAGTTGAGTCATTAACAATGGCTCTTCACAGAAAAAATAATAAGTTGGAGCAGATAGTTGTATAACTTTTTCTTCTCCAAATGGTCCTATAAAATGCTGTAAGAAATTTAAATCATAGTTATATTTGCTATTAAATTTTGTAAAACTTTCATCAAATGTAAGATCTAAATCAATAGGTGCTTTAATTTTAAATGTATTTCTACTTTCATCAATAATAGCAGGGCATCTACTAGCATTTGTCCCAAAAAATTTAGATGGTACTAGATCTTTTAAAACACTTTCTGGCTCAGCAAATTTTAATTCACTAATTTGGTTTTGCTGAATACTAGAAGAAGATGCCCAATATACTGTTTTCATTATTACTTGTCAACACCAACAGTTGTAACTAGTGTTTCAAGATCATCAAATGCGTCAGCATGTTTGTCCCAATCACGCTTCTGAGCAATCTTAATTGCCTTTGAAATGAGTGCTGGCTTAACATCTAGTTCTTCTGCTACTGCTTTGATAGTTTCTTTAAGACCAGTAGATAGGTCTTCAATTTCTTGTAGTACTGTTACGCCTTCTTTTACAAGACGTTCCAGCTTGGCCTTTTCTTCGGCACCATATACGCGATCACCCATAGGTATTCTCCTTTAAAGTTTATAGTTATATTAGTATACATGTGATCCTGCTTAAGAGCAAGAGATATTTAAAGAGATTTTAAAGTTCGCTCAGCAAAATTCCAACCAAAAATTTCTCGTGCTTTGAAATCGTTTTGTTTGAAACCTTCCAATGTAGACCAATCATTTTCTTTTGCAATGATATGTTTACTTATATGTTCCCAGTCAAGCAGGAAAATTTTTTCTTGAATGGATACTAATTTGTCCGCTGCTTCATTAAAATCATAACTATCCCATTCAATATGGACTACTTCCCAAATGTTTCCGTTATCGTCAAGATAATCAAGAGCGAAATCAAATCCCCACTTCCTCTTTGATTTGAGTAACATCTGAGCTTTGGGATTTTGGGGGATTAGTTTTTGTATTTCAGCTACTGCACTATCAGTGAAATCACAACGATGCAACAACATACAATGATCCAACAGTATTTTTGGATTGTTACTTTCCAACCAAGTGTCTTGCCAGCATATATGATATAGACATTCAGTTAACGGAAAGTTCATTGCAGAATAAAGTTTCTTTTCGGCTGCGCACAGTTCAAAGCCGTCTTTGTCATACCAACGAAAATCCGCTGGTTGTAAGTCAGCGGATTGTGTGCAAGTTATATCTTTAGTAAATTGATTGGTTAGAACATTAAACGTCATGTTCTTTTAATGCTGCCCACAGTTTATCTTTAATAGATTCTGTTGCATAATCTTTCTTATGCTTTTCTTTACCTATCTTTACATCGTGCTTTTTATCTTTATGTATGCCCATGGCATTGCTGCTGCGTTTAGCTACCATTGTGCGCCAGTTAGGATCTCTTGCTTTAGGCATTTTCATTTTATTAGCTTCTTCTACTTCTTCTGTTCTTCCACTAGCTAATGAAGGATCTGCCTTCTTCATTAAGGCAATAAACTCTCTTTTAAGTTCTCTTTCGCTAGTGAATATTTTTTCAAGAGCAGTTTTATATGTTTCTAACTTAGTTATTAATTTTGGATGCAGTGTTGAAGATGGAGTTGAAGTTGACTTAGGTGATGCATTACTACCTGTAAAGAAATCCTTCACTCCCTTTTCTAATGCACCAGGAGCCATTGATCCTGACTGATAACTCTTTGCGCCTGCTCGTATTGCATCTAACGGACCTTCACCTACTAGCTTGTCTCTAGTTGAATTATTTTTACTACCAGCGGGATTTTGTTTAACAGTATCTTTGGCTTTTAACTGTCCAGCACTACCTGTTTTTTGGCTTTCATTAACAGTAATCCCTGCTAGTCTTGCAAAGTCAGAAATACTATTAATGTTTAACGGTAACGATCCGGTAGGAACATTAGCTTGTTCATTTAAGTAATCAACAGACGGTTCGATATCTTTAGGAGCACCGGCAGCTTCTTGTAACTTGCGTAGGTCTTCTCTTGGATCGCTAGGATCTAAAGCATACAGTTTGCGTTGTAGTGCCTGGAAGTCCATTATTTACTTCCCCATATAGCTGAAAGCCGATCTCCCATTGCTCTAATTTTTTCAGCTTCAGTCATTGACTCATAGCTTTTCTGGGGATCTGGTTGAGGCTTGGTCGGTGTCTGTGGGTGTACCACTTTACGATTTCCATCAACACTACTGAAAATATCTTCTACCTTTTTATACATAACTATGCACTCTTTTTAGCAGTCGCAGTTGCAATGGCCATTTTTTTACCCATTGGCATATTTGGATTGTCTTTTTCAATTGCTGTGGCGACATCTTCGCGTTTTTTCTTTTCAGCAGGAGTAAGTTTCTTTTCAAGCATACTTGCTAGCTTTAACTTATATTCATCTTCTTTAATGTCTTTAGCCTTGTGTGGCTTACCGCATGATTCGCAAACCTTTTTACCACAATCACAGACACAATCACAATATTCTTTACCCTCGATAGTCATTGGTACAGCAGGACCAGCCGGCCCACCGTCTCCACCAAATTTCATTTCATAGTCTAAATGATTGTATACAGATCCAATATAGTCTGCTGCTTTAGTAATCTTAGCCTGTACCCAGCCTTCTAAACCCTGGGTTTCGCTAACACCTTTTAGCATGTCATGTAGCTTGATAGCATATTTTGCTGTTTTATATAGATCAGCACGAGCCATTTGCACTTCGTGATCCATTTCGGCAGCGTGTGCTAGTTCGCCCAAACCTTCTTTAATTTTCTTATCAGTCATTTCTTATAACTCCAATGCGCATTTATAGTATATTTATCGTTTGATCGTCTTGCCGCCTAATAAATTGTTATTCACATTTAGGGCATTCTTAGCAGTACCATCTGCATTTTTAAGTTGCGGTGCAATTGGCAAGCCGTTTTTATCACGCTTGATCTTTTGACGTGCAGTAGAAGGATTAGCAACTGTTGCAATACTACTTGCACTAGTGCCGCCTGCTGTTGTTTCATTTACAATATCTGATATTTTCATTTCTTTTTAGCCTTGCCTGCTTTCATGTTAGCAAGCCAGTGTGCCATTCTTTGTTTTTCACCACTGCTATTTTTAGCAGTTTTTCTTAAATTACTAACACTGGCTTTAGTGTTAACACCGCTGCGTTTGGCTAATCCTTTGCGCCCAGGATTCTCACCATCAGCAAAGTTTTCTACATTATATGTCGGATCAGTTTTTTGACGCTTCATACCCTTGGGTTGATTAGTATCTTTAGGATCAATATCAGTAGTGCTAAGACCTAACTTTTCTAAATCTTTAATATACTTGTGTTCTTCGTCTTCGCTACCAAAGGAAATAATTGTGCTGGGTGGCCCCTTACCAAAGTCGTGATCCCCTAGTCCCTTTAGATTACTAATATGCTGTCCTAGCTTGTACCAGTCATAGACATCACTTACGTCTACTTTTACAGTGCCAGCAGGCATAGTGGGTTTGCTTTCAGGCCCACGCGGTCTTTGGTTAGGATGTTGATCCTCTGCTTTAATTTTCTCGTTTATTATTTCTTTTATTTTCATTTCTTACGTCCTCTGAAGCCTGGTTGCATATTGAGGGCTCCGGTCATATAAGGTAACGTAAACCAAAGTGCAAACCATTCTTTATCACCCGGACGAATATTTTTTTCGCGTTCTATTTGACGTTTCTCAGTGCCTGTAATACTTATATTGCTACCTTCGTAAGGAGTATATCCTTTGAATTCATTAATACCAGCAAGTTTTTTAATACGCTCAAGTTCATCCATGAATTAGCTCTTACTTGGATCAGCACCGGTCAATGATACTTCCCACTTCTTATTAGTAGCAGCAGATTTCTTTTCTGCCCAACGCTTCATACCGTTTAAATAGCTACGTTCTTCTGGGCTATCTGCGTATCCTTTACCTGGAATTACTTTCCATGCCTTACCATTAATAGAAATCTGAATGTTATTTTTTTCGTCACCTAATTCGTGCCGTAGTTCTTGACGTTTAAATGCACGTTTTTCATCGTCACCTAAACCTTCTGCAGGCTCTAATTCTTTTATGCCCATGCCAGTACGAACTGCACTGAATACGTTCTTAGCATTGTTGTGTAATCCTTTAGGAAGACCTTGTGCAAATGCTTCAAAGTTGCCCTCAGTTGCTGCTGCTCGCATCTTACTAGCACTCATACCTTCAGCGCCTTCAGCATCAGGATCTCGTTCCCCTGCGCTTATAACTTTAATTGATTTAAATGTATAATCTTTACCATTATACTTGTTAAGTAATTCTGTAAAATCTTCTAAACGATCGCTACCTGCAACATAGATTAGATGAGCGTAGCCCATCTGTTCTACTTTTTGCAGTGCTTGAATAATAGTACGTACACCAGCATCTCCTACTGTAACATTTGGAAATGCTGCCTTGGCAAACTCTAACTTAATATTAAATGGTAGTGGATCTGTTTTAGGCTTTTGTGATTGTGTAATAAAGAGAAAAGGATCAGCTTTTTGGCTAGCTATAACATTGACCAACTTTTCATGCCCAATTGTAGGAGGGTTCATCCTACCAAATGCTATAGCTGCTGTTTTTTCTTCTGCTTCAAAAAGTTCTCTTAGTAACATTAGTATTCTCCGTTCCTAATATTTGTTAGTTCTTCGGAGTGCAACTTCTGAATAAGAGTATTGCGTTCTTCGTCACCAAGCAACTCTTCCGGATGTTTTGGTATATTAAATTTACGGCAATAACTATGCATTGCCTTGTTAATCATAGGACTAAACATTTGTGCAGAATCAATAGCTTTGTTAGTATCGTATAGTTTTTTAATTTTTAATATTAAAGGAAAAAATTCTTTCCTATAAAATATAGGATCATTACGCATATAGATTGCAAGATCGTCTACCACATCGAATGGTAAGCTATCACTATCAACCGGTTCTGCAAACTCGTTTATCTTCATATTACTGCCTTAATGGTTTAGTTTAATGCTGTTTATTGATCCAGCAGTATAGATAATTTGTGCTCTTATCCAAACATAATTACCTGTAAAACTGGCAATTTTACTAGCAGTCTCGGTACTTGCTGTATAAGAATGTACTTCAAACCAATCTTCTTCTGCGGGATTAGATGCAAGGGTGCCTTGTATAACTATATCCCCAGTAAAACTGGTATATGTATATTGTATGGTATGTAGCCCGTCTGAGCGGCCGTAATAGCCGTCACCCTTGTAGGCCTCACCGGTTACAATGGTCTGCTCGCCACCGGAGTGCGTAGTTGAAGATAATATTGTTTCACTGTTCGATATCATACTTATATTTATCAATATCGTCAGTGTAGACTATTTTGTCTACTTTGCGCATTGCATGACCTATAAGTAGCTCAACTAGGGTTAAAACACGGTCATCACGTACATAGATATAGCTACCATTAGCTCGTCCTCGCTGAAATGCCTTTAGTGTTTTAGGACCAATACGAACCTTATCGCCATTGGCTACAGCCCACGTATAAAATCCTAAATCTACAGCTTTCCAAGACAAATGAACTTGATATTCAAAACCTGAAGGATTATTAGATATTACTAGATTTTCTTTAGTTTTTAATATTTCAACTGCTTCTGGACGCGGCTCCCAAAACTCACGCAAACTTGTTCGCATTTTTTTAGAAAGTTTAATCAACATATCTCTATCGTTGCTATAGATACCCAAAATAGTACCTGCTTCACAGCGTAGTTTATAGTTGGTGCTTTTGTTTAATACGCTATAGATATCCTTTGCATCTAAATAAGCTGCTTCTGTAATATCTATGCTAGCACGATATGTGCTCTTTTTTAAGGGCTCGCCTTCTCTATACTTTCTAGTTAGATCATCTAGAACAACTTTAGTGTGAGTAAGAATACCCCCTCGCTGTGACGAAGCACGAAATATCGGGGCAAGGGGGTTGCTTATGGTGAGCTTGTATAGGTACTCACCATAATGCAGTTTCTTAGTTTCAAGCAGTTTCAGTGACATTGTTAGTAACACAATCGATTTTGATTTCGTTATCTCTGCAATCTACAATTACGCTGCCACCTTGCTTTAACTTTCCAAACAATATTTCTCTTGACAGCGGACGCTTAATTTCCTTGTCAATTACACGTTGTAATGGACGAGCTCCCATCTTAGGATCAAAGCCCTTGTCTACAAGATAGTCTAATGCTTCATCAGTTACAGTGATAGCAATATCCTTGTCTTTGACCATAGTCTTAAGTTCTACAAGGAACTTACCTACAATCTTCATCATAGTCTCCTTGCTCAACTTAGCAAAGGTAATTATGCCATCTAAACGATTGCGGAACTCGGGTGCAAAGAACTTCTTAAGCTCGCTATCATCGTAGCTGCCTTCGTTTGATTCATTAAAGCCAATCTTGTTCTTTTCAGCATCTTTAGCACCTAAATTAGTGGTTAGGATTAGGATACAGTTACGAGCATCAGCTTCCTTACCATTGCTGCCAGTAACCTTGCCATTGTCCATGATCTGTAGAAGAATTTGACTTACATCAGGATGTGCCTTTTCAATTTCATCTAGCAGTAGTACACAGGTTGGGTTTTCTTGTAGTTTAGTAATCAACAAACCTGCATTCTCTTCAAAGCCCACATATCCTGGAGGTGAACCAATTAGCTTGGACACTGAATGCTTTTCTTGATATTCACTCATATCAAAGCGCACTAGCTTGCTACCAAGATTTGCTGCCAGCTGTTTTGCAGTTTCAGTTTTACCAGTACCAGTTGGGCCCATGAACACAAAAGAACCAATGGGCTTGTCGTCTGCTTTTAGTCCTGCTTGAGAAACTAGGATCTTATCAACGATAGACTCAATAGCTTCATCTTGTCCATATACACTCTTCTTCATGTTGTTTTCAAGATGTGCAAGGTTTTCGGTTTCACGTTCAGCAACTTGTTCAGCTGGAATATTAACCATCTTAGCAAGTTCAAACTGAACTTCTGCTGCACCTACAACCTTGTCTTCTGTTTGACCAGTCAGCTTGAATCTTGCACAAGCTACGTCAATAAGATCAATGGCCTTATCAGGCAGCTTCTTATCGTTTTGATACTTGACTGAGAGTTTAACTGCTGCTGTAATAGCTTCGTTAGTAATAGTGGTCTTATGATAATCTTCGTAATACTTCTTAATACCCTGCAAGATGTCTGTAGTGACTTCTGGAGTAGGCTCATCAACAGTAACACGTTGGAATCGTCGCATCAGCGCACGATCCTTTTCAAAGTACTTGCGATACTCTTCCCATGTAGTACTTGCTACAACCTTCAAGTCTCCCTTGGTCAACGCAGGTTTAAGCATATTAGCAAGATCGTTTGCATTACCACTACCGCCTGCACCTGCGCCGTTCATCATATGTGCTTCGTCAATAAACATGATGGTCTTACCTTGTTTAGTAAGTGCTTGTAGTACAAGTTTAAAACGTTCTTCAAAGTCGCCACGGTACTTACTACCAGCAAGCATTGAACCAATGTCTAACATATAAACTTGATATTCCTTTAGGAACTCAGGAACATTCTTGTTAACAATATTAAATGCAAGACCTTCTGCAATGGCAGTCTTACCTACCCCTGGATCACCTACTAGTAGTACATTGTTCTTTGAACGTCGACCTAGTGCAAGAGCCACACTATCTAGTTCGTTGCTGCGTCCAATGATAGGATCAATACGCTTCTTCTTAGCTTCGTCATTTAAGTTAGTAGTGAATGATCGCAATGCTCTACGGGCTTCACTGCTTACTGAAGTATCTTCTTCTTCAACTTCGTCGATTTCGTTGTTGATAAATTCTGCAAACTTTTCTTTAACAACGCCTGCTTCATTGAGCCAATAAACCGCAATTGATTTCTTTTCTGTAAGCATACTCATTACAACATCTGCAAGTTGAATGTGACTACGACCAGCAAACAGCGTCTGCGTAAATGCACGATTAAGTACACGTTCTACACTCTGTGTCTTCTTAGGCTTAAACTTTTCTAAGTCTGTCCTAATCTCATCACAGTTAGTTTTGAGATGATGTTCAATGTTACTTTTAATAAAATTAACATCTGATCCATACATTGTCAAAGCGTTTACAAAATTTTCTTCACAAAGGATAGCGTAGAGCAAATGCTCTAATGTAACATACTCATGCTTTAACTTTTGTGCATCTTTTACTGCTTTATCAAAAACTAGCTGTAGCTCTTCTGATGGTTCAACCATAAATCAATTTTCCTTTGTTATTAACTCATTTAATTCTTGCAATTTACTATACAAGACTGTGTTTGTCATATCTGGGATAATGGGTTCTATCTGTACAAACATATTTCCTTTTCTTCTCGTATGTAGGTCAGGTATTCCATAATCTGTTATACTAAACGTTGTGCCTGGTTTGGTGCCTTTAGGTATAGTTAGTTGCACAGTTCTATCATCTAACGTTTCTATTAGTATAGCACATCCTAGCAAAATGTCAAACAAATTTACTTGTTTTTTTGTGTACAAATTATTATCTTCGCGCCGCCAATCTTTTACATTATCAACTTTAATTTTAACATACAAGTCTCCTCTTGGAAATCTCGGATTGCCGTCATCGCCTAATCCTGTGTAGCGTACGGTGTCCCCGTCTCTAGCACCAGCTGGGACATCAATTTCTACGGTTTCTTGTTTACCAGTACTGAGTCTATATGACGCTACTAGATTCTTTCCGGTCAACACATCTTTTAGATCAACTCTAGCCAGTAGTGTTAGGTCTTTATTGCGCGGCATTCCACGCATTCCAAATTGAGTAAATATATCTTCAAATGGGTTGCCGCCATGAAATTGACTACTATTAAAATTAAACCCTTGATGTTGTGGGACATCGTAGTTTTGTTTCTTTGTTGGATCGCTTAATGTTTCGTATGCTTCGTTGATCTTAGCAAAGGTGTCGTGGTCACCGCCGCGATCAGGATGATGCTTCATCGCTAGTTTGCGATAAGCAATCTTTATCTCTTCAGGAGATGCTGTTCGTGAGACACCCAACGTACTGTAATGATCCATACTAATACTTAGCAGAGCAGTACGTTGGGTGTGGTGTTAATGACAGGACTTTTAGTTAGCGCCTGCTACTTTTTCTTTTGTTCGTCCAAACGCTGCAATACCAAGTACTGCACCCATTGCTATATGGTACAGCCCAGCACCTTGTAGTGTCAATGGTTGCCATTGACTTGTTACGTTGCCATGGGTCATTGCTTGTAATAAACTCCATAATATTGGAAATAAAACAAAGTCAAAGGTACAAGTGGCCATATAGACCCAGCCCATTGCAGGTCTCCACTTTTTATTAATCCAATCTTCATTGGTATTTTTAACTAAGACGTCTGCGTCTCCTAAGTTATTACTCATATCTGCCCTCGCCGCTGGTCTAGCAAAGCTGCTGCTATTGCTACTGCTATTAAAGCTGCTGCTATTGTTAAAGCTGCTGCTGCTATCTATTTGTGGTGCAGAAGAATCAAATGTTGACGCTGCTGCTGGTTTGAAACTATCCGCCGCCGCAAATGATTTTACAGGTGCAATTGGTTCTAAATCTTCTGGTTTTAATCTTGGCATAATGTCCCTCTTTCCCTTAATTATATTTATTTAAAAAGTGCTCACTTTAGGGCGCCATTCCGGGGCACGACTCCCATAACGCTCTGCCCAGCAGCCGGGCCACACTAGTAACGCATAACGTCCTAAGGTAGTGTGTTCTTTTAAATTTTCCAGTTTTTAGGATTCAAAGCCTTGCCCGCTTTCTTTGCTGTATCAGTTACACCTTTTGAAACAGTGTTCGCTGCTTTGGTTGTCTCGTGTGCTACTGTATTAGTAACCTTTACAGTTTCTTGTACAGTTACAATTGCGGCTTGTTGTACTGGTTTAGTATCAACACTAACGCTGGTATTAATTTCAACACCTGCTAATAGTGCAACTTCACCGTTAACTCCAACAGTAGCAACACCATCCTTCATTGTCGCACCACCACCAACTTCAGCACCTACTTGAGCACCTACGCTAACTCCTGCTCCTGCACTAGCAGCATTGCCATGGCTATCGCCCACAGTTGTTGACGCACCTGCTCCTACGCTTGCTCCAGCAATAGCACCTGCATGACCACTAGCGCCGTCTTTACCTACTTGTGCAGTTGCGCCTGCATAGGCTTCTGTTTCTGCACCAACATGTGCTTCTTGTGTAACAG